GCGCTTGCCGCCTTCGGATATGTGAAGATGCAGAAGGGACAAGCCGCCGCGGAGGAAGCGAAACAAGCCGAAGCCGCCACGCTGGAGGCGGAGGAAAGAAAAAGCGATTATGATACCCGCCACGGCTTGATCGAAGTATCCGTCGCGGGCGTAACGTTTGAGAACGACGACGGGACGGAACGCCAGCGCATTCTTGCGAAGCTCTATAAAGAAAACGAAGGCGGCGGCGTTGAAGGCGTGCTGGAGAAGTACGAATACAAGGGCAAGCCCGCTATTCGTGTTATCGTTGAAGGAAAATGCGTCGGCGTTATCCGCAATACCGATCTTCCCGAATTGCTCCCCGTTGTCGATCGCGTCGAATTCGTCGCCGTGTACGTCGATCGCTTCAAGGACGACGGCGAAACAATATACCGCGCTGATCTCCGTATCGAATACGCGAAATAATGCCAACAAAAAAATCCCCGTGAAGGCGTGCAAAGCCTCCACGGGGATTTTCTTATATACGGCGGAATTACCCGCCGCCGATAAGCCGCGCCGCGGAAAGGGGAACGCGGGCGGCGTAGTCGGTGTTATTCGTTCTCTTCCTGCTTGTCCTCTACAAGTACGCCTTCGATGTATTCCGGAAGATTGAATACGGCGGCTTCGATCATTGCGTCGATTTCGTCCCATTCGAGATTAAAGCCTTTACTTTTGAGAAATTCCAGCACGTAGGCTTTCTTCTCTGCGCCTCTGCCGCTTCCTACGTAAATCTGTTCGGCGGCTTCGACGGCAACCGTTACCCACATTTTGATTTTTTCAAGCTGTGCCGCGTCGGTCTTGCTTTTCAGCCACGGGATCACGAACACGGTAATAATTGCGCCGATCAGCGCAAGGACGGCTTCAACAATGGAAGTAATATCAATAGTCATTTTCTGTTACCTCGCTTTCGCTTGTTTCGATGTTTTCTTTTTTCTTGACACGCGCGACGACAACTTCGGCAATTCGTTTCAGCATCATAACGCCGCATTCGATAACGACAGCGTTAAAGTAATTATCGATCAGCGTTGTTTGCTCCACTCCCGTAATGAGGAAGGAAACATATTGCGCCGTTATAAAGATCGCCGTAGTGATCCCGATAATCGTTACCGCTTTCGTTGCGAAGCGTTCGTCGGCTTTGAAGAAGGAAGCCCGCTTCTTTACGCGCTTCCCGCTCCGGCTTTTGATTTTCATATATCCCCCTTTCAACGCACGCATAACGCACGCGTGCGATTTTTAACGCATTCCACGTGTTACGCCAGCGTTAGATCGGACATTTTCACCGCGGCAATTACAACGCCGTTATAGGTGATAACGACGCGATCGCCGTTGATCTGCTTTACGATGTGGTCGCGCTTATAGACGAAGGAAGCAAGGTTTCCGCCTGTATAGGTTTTCGCCCCGCTCTTCACGCGTACAGAACTTCCCACTTTGATTTCCTCCGCCGCTCCCGCTCCGGAAGCGGTAGTGATAAACGCGTCGGAATATCCCGCCTTTTTCAGCTTCGCCAGCATATTGTCGGCGTTCGCCTTGACGCTGTACGCGCCCACCTGTACTTTGTAATACCCGCCGACGTTCACGACGTAGGTATCGAAGCCCGCGGCGGTCAACTTCTTTTTCAGCGCATCGGCGTTCGCTTTCTGTTTGAACGCGCCCGTCTGCACTTTGTAAAGCGTCTTTGCTTCGGTCGCGGGCTTTTCTGCCTCCGGCTCTTCGGCAACGCCCAGCCGCTTGTTTACCTCCGCCGCGATTTCGCCGTGAAGGTTATACAGATAATCGCCCGGGCAAGATTTATTCGCGTAATCTCTGTGAACGGTCATATTACAACCGTTTTTGTGGTTCACGCGGTCGCTTTTGTTCGTAGACCATACAAGCCGCTTGATCCCGTTCCGCTTGCAAATATCCGTAACAAGGTTGAGAAGCGCGGCGTACGCTTTATCGGTAACGGCGTACGGGTGCGTGGTGTCGCTTGCAACCTCGATCGTGATTGCTCTGTGATCGTTTGCGGCGTTTGAGGTACACCACGAACGATCCTTTTCTTCGACGTACATTCCGATACGTCCGTCGTAGCCGATACCGTAATTTGAACTTGCCTGTCGCGAAGTAGGCTTGAAGATTTCGCCGATCCGCTCCGCCGAACATTGCCCGACGACACAATGAATTGTGATCGTATCGATCGCGTGATTGCGTGGGCTGTTCTTGTTCGGGGAAATGATCGTGCAATCAATTAAACTGCTGTTACTCATTTTGAAAGCCTCCCTTGATAAAAAAGAACGCCGCTATTCGCGGCGCTCCAGCTCTTCGATATGATCGATCCTTTTGTGCGCCTGTTTAGCGCTTGCCTCTACCGCCGTCAGACGGGTAACGAATTCGGTATTCGTCTTTCGCTGTTCCTTTTGCTCCGCCTTGATTTCGTCGGTATTCGCCTTAATATACCCGATTTCCGTTAATACGGTCGCGTCGTGCTTTACGTCGGTTTCCTTGTCTTTGTCCCTGTTGCGGACGAATGCGACGTACCCGAACACAATAGCGCAAAGCGTACTAATAACGGAAAGCGCGGTCAAAATTCCTTCGGTCATATTATGAACCCTCGCTTTCTACTTTTTCCCATTGCCACATACCAGCGGTATCGGGCGGATATACGCAATTCGGCATATCGGAGGTAGCAAGGTAAACTTCGCCTTTATAGCTATAATATTTACCCGCTTCAACGTTGACGACAATTCCCGCGCCTTCCGGATACGGGATCGGATCGTCGATTGTGCCGCTTGCGCTGATCTCAATATGGCGATAATACGCGAAGGTCGTTTCAACCGGATACGCCGCAACGTTTGAAGTGTGCGGCGCGATAACCTCGTAATAATAATCGCCGTATTTGAAGATTTCGCCGATCGTGTTATAGGCGTGTTTGTCTTTGAATTCGTCGTATTCGATGATCTCCGCGGATTGAAGGATCATTTCATCTGTAACGATGTTCGTTCCCGCGGCGCGATCCTGTACGATCTGCGTTTTGAATGTGAGGGAAAGCAAAGCGGCGTTGTTTGCCTCCGCCGCTTTTACTGCTTCAACGTCTTTTTTAAGCGCGGCGTTACCGCCAGCGTTTTTGTTGTGTGCTACGCTCATTCAAAATTCCCTCCGATCCCCGATACCCAGCACGCGGTCAGCGCGTCGCCGCGCTCGACGGTTACGCGGACATTTAATCCGAACTGCGTAGCCGTGTTCGTTTTGTTCTCGAATACGTGCGCGTGTCCTGCGACAACCGCGTTCGTGCAATCCTCCCAAACGGGCGTTACATCGTACGGATTGTTACAGGCTTCAACCTTGAAAGAACCACCCGCGGGAATATCTCTGTTTACATTGATATTGCACCTTGTCGGCTGGCTCTCCGCCTCCAGCGGCTCTGCAAGGGTAATCACAAAGCCGGAAATCGCCTTCGTGAATGTCAGCGTACGAACGGCGCTGTTTCCGGCGCTGTCTGTCGCCTTGATCGTGATAGTGTGTGCCGCGTTGGAAAGGGCGGTAAAGGTATTTCCGCCTACGGTAAGCGTAAGCGTTGCGCCCAGCGTTACGCTGTTCAACGTTTCGACGGTCGCGCCGTCGATCGCAATAACAACGCCTACTACGTCGTTATCCGGATCGGTAACGCTGTATTCGTAGGTGAATTCCTCGCGCTTCACTCCAAGATCGGCATTTGCTCCGCTGATAACGGGCGGCTGATTGTGAATTACCGCAATTTCACCGCTGGTAACGTATGCAGAGTAATTTCCGGCGCTGTCCTTTGCGCGTACGCGATATTGAAGCGTATTCCAGCTTGTAGATACCGCTTCCGTGAAGGTTCTTGCGGCGGAAGTCTGAACCACCGTCCAAGCGCCGCCGTTATATGTGCGCTCGAAAACGTAGGTCAGCGCGTCGCCGTCCGGATCGGTCGCCGCCGCGCACGAAATATTGATATTCTGTCCGCTGTATGCCTGTTCCGGCGTAGTGATACCGGAAGGCGCGGAGGGCGCGGCATTGTAGATAATTTCGTAATTTCCATCTGCGTTTGTGGTATCAGATACCAAGATTGAAGATGAAAGATTACAAAGCGGGCGAACGCCGCGGCCCCCGTGGTACGCGCTGCCGTAGTGCAGCGCGCCATCGGGAGTGGCGTAGCGGACGTTGCCGGCGCTCGACGAATTAGGCGTGCGAAGCCACCAATACCAGCCCTTTGAGGTAGCGAAATTCGTAT